ATTACGGAAATTATGCATTTAGAGGCAATGTTGGAACTCAATTCTTGCCACAAAACAATAAGTAATTTATTATTCCCGCATGCAATTAGTTGATCTAAAATTTAAACCTGGCATAGACAAACAAGATACCGCTTATTCTTCTGGAGATGAGCGTAAATATATAGACTCAGACTTTGTTAGATTTCATTATGGTAAACCAGAAAGATGGGGAGGTTGGCAGTTTTTAATACAAAAATCTATTGTCGGTGTTGTCAGAGATACACATTCATGGGTAAGTTTAGATGGCACAAGATATTTAGCTTTAGGAACAGACAGAAAGTTGTATTTGTACACAGACGGATCTGTTATCGACATCACGCCAATTAGAGAAACACAAGCTTTGACAAATCCTTTTACTACCAATGGCACAACTACAGTAACTGTGACAGATACGGGCCACGGAGCAATTGTAGGTGACTTTGTTACTTTTGACTCTTTTTCTGCAATTGATGGTCTTGATATGAATCAAGAATTTGAAGTTATTACAGTGCCGACAGCAAATACTTTTACAGTTACTCATACCAGCGCCGCATCAGGGTCAACATCTGGAGGTGGTGGATCTGGCAACGCGAAATATCAAATTAACGTAGGACCTACTAATTCAACTTATGGTTACGGATGGGGCACAGGAACATGGAGTTTAAGCACTTGGGATACCGCCAGATCATCGTCAACTGTAGTGCTGGATTCACGTTCTTGGTCTTTAGATAATTTTGGAGAGGACCTAATAGCAACAGCTTTAAACGGTGGCACTTTTATTTGGGACACTTCTTCAGGCACGTCCAATAGAGCAACTGCGTTATCAAACGCACCAACTGCATCTAGATTTAGTCTTGTTTCAACCGACACAAGACACTTAATGATTTTTGGAACAGAAACCACAATTGGAGATACTTCTACACAAGATGATTTATTATTTCGTTTTTCAGATAGAGAGGACGCAACTGATTTTACACCTGTAGCAACCAATGAAGCAGGTTCATTAAGAATTACTGACGGCTCAAAAATAATTGGAGCTGTAAAGTCATCAGGTCAAATACTTGTATGGACTGACACATCATTACACGGTGTTCAATTTATAGGTACACCTTTTACTTTTGGTATAAGACAGTTAGGAGCAAACGCTGGTTTAATCGCTCAACACGCTGCCATTGAGGTTAACGGTGTCGCTTATTGGATGTCAGATAATGCTTTTTACTTATATGATGGTGTTGTTAAAAAAATGCCTTGTTCTGTGCAAGATTACGTTTTTGATGATATAAGTTATAACAATAGAAATGAAATAGCTTGTGGTTTAAACACGGCCTTTAATGAAATTATTTGGTATTATGCATCAAGCACATCTACACAAATAAACAGAGCAGTGGCTTACAACTACCTAGAAGGAACTTGGTATACACTTAACTTACCAAGAACAACTTGGTTGGGTGCTTATGTTTACGAGCAGCCCATCGCGACTGAATTTAGCACTACAGCTACAGCAAATGTTTCTACAATTTTAGGTTTGACGGCAGGTTCATCTGAAATTTATGAACATGAAATAGGTAATAATCAAGCAGATGGTTCTGCTATTTCTGCATTTTTAACGACTGGATCAGTAGAGATTGCAGATGGTGATCAACTAATGTCAGTGAGTAAATTAGTTCCAGATTTTGATAATTTAACAAACACAATGACAGCCACACTAACTTTAGAACAGTATCCACAGTCATCCTCTAATGTTACCACAAGTGGCAGCATAACTAGCACTACAGAAAAAATTAATGTAAGGGGTAGAGGCAGAGCAGTAAAAATAAAATATGAAACCAATACAATTGATGATACACCTTGGAGATTAGGATCACAAAAAATACAAATAAGGGCAGACGGTAGAAGATAATGGCAAAAATAAATATTACTAGACTACCAAACGCAACAGAAGAATACGATGCAAGTCAATTCGATCAGATGATAAGATTGTTAGAGCAAATAGTTTTTTTACTTAATACAAACTTTCAACAAGATTTAAAAGAACAAGCAGAGTCGGAGACCTTTTTCCTTGGCTAATACATTTAAAAGCGCAATGGTTGATCTTACAAATACAGATCTAACGACCATATTAACTGTGCCTACAGCCGATCCAGGTGCAACACCGCCTGTTCCTCCTACAACTAATGTAGTCAAATCTATTTTAGTTTGTAATGATTCTGGAAGCACAACATTAGTTGACCTAGAAGTTCTTAGATCATCTGCAACCTTTGAATTGTTTAAAGCCAAAAGTGTAGCTACTAATACCACCACAGAACTTTTATCTCAACCTCTTGTCCTACAAGAATCTGATGTGTTAAAAGCTCAAGCAAACGCAGCTAATCAAGTTCATATAATTGTAAGTTTTATGGAGGTTACAAAAGGACAACTATGAGCGATGCTCAACTTAATCTACATTCTTTTTTTATCACACCAGTTTTCTCATTTAATCTAGAGGGCTACTCTAGTTTAAAAGACGATATTTTAGAATTTAGAAAAGAAGATCAGATCGGAGTAAAAGGCAGAAGCACTAACGGAGGTTGGCATAGTAAAGATAATTTACACAATCATCCTAATTTTTCTGATCTACGCAGTGAAATATTTAATTTTGCTGATGAGGCTTTCTTGCATTTGGGTGTGCAAAAGATGTATATGCCAGAAATAACAGGCATGTGGGGTATCATTAATCCACCTGGATCTTCAAACAGATTACACAATCATCCTTATAATTTTTTATCAGGTGTGTTTTATTTGCAAGTTCCAGAAGATAGCGGTCAAATAATATTTCATGATCCAAAACCACAAGCTGAGGTTTTGTCACCACCTAAAGTAGAAAACCACAGTATTCATGTAGCACACAGAGTAAATTTTAAACCAAAAAACGGGACTTTACTATTTTTTCCATCATATTTAAACCATGAGGTTGAGGAAAATAATTCACAAGATGATAGAATTATAGTAAGTTTCAACATTAATTTTAAAAGGAGATAGAAATGCCAATAGTTGAACCTGCAGAATTGTTAGGACATATTACTACTGAGGACGGTAGAAGAATACCGCATTACAAAGTAAAAACAGAAACTACAATCACTAATATAGATACGGGCGCTGAATATGAATCAGAAGCTGCAGCTCAAGCTGACGTTGATAATCCAAGCACATCTACAACAGCAGAAAAAATTAGAAGAGATGTTAAAGTATTTGCTCCTTCTTTAGCAGATATGTTAGGCGAAACGCCTAAGTAGATTGTTGACACTCACAGCCTTGTCCTTCACATATTGGACAACTTGGATCTGAGGTATGACTGTGATGATTACACTCTTTTAAATGACGCTCCATGTCTCTTTCTACGGCTAATAGTCTTTCATGATAGTTGCTCACCTTACCAGCAAGGACAGCAATAGCTTTTAAATATTCTTGTTCAGTCATAATATCTCCTGTGATTGTTAATTTTGGTGAGAACCTAATGTAAGCATATTTTTTCGTTCTGCAACAGTATTTTTTAGAATTGTTTTCTTGACAGGTTCGTGGTAAATACACCTACAGAAAGTATGATAAAAGACACGTTTTTTCAAACGCCTATACATTATGAAGAAAAACCTGAGTGGGTAGATAAACTTAATACTATATGCAAACCTTACTTAGATGATGCTAAAACAGTTTTAAAAAATATTATAAAAAAAAGAGGCACTGACTATGGATACGTTTACCATTCAAATGAAATAGCCTCAGATAAAAAATTAAAATTTTTTTATGACTATGTGGGACAAAAGTCTGCAGAGTTTTTATTAGATATGGGTTACTCGTTAAAAAACCATTCATTACATTTTACAGAGATGTGGGTGCAAGAGTTTCCTAAAGACGGTGGTGGCACACATCCACAACATGTGCATGCAAATAGTCATGTTTCTGGTTTTTATTTTTTAGATGCACAAGGTTCATATCCAATGTTTCATGATCCAAGAACTAGATTAGATATGATTAGCTTACCACAACAAGACAAAACCAAACTAACGATGTCTAGTTCTTATATTAGTTGGAAAATACAACCTGGCACATTAATACTCATACCAGCATACATTATGCACGAGTACGTGCCACAAACAAAAGACCCTTTTAAATTCATACATTTTAATGTACAAGCGATAGAGAAGAGATTCAGATGATTTTGAGAAATTATAATTGGAATTTTGTCAATTGTTTACCCTCTTCTTTTTGTGACAATGTTATTGCTTACGGCAATACTAAAAGACAAATATCTGCTGGTATAGCTGGTGAATCTCTTACAACAAAAGAAAATTTATCTGATAAAGATTTACATGTCAGAAGAAAATCAAATGTAGCGTGGTTAAATGATTGGTGGATATATAGACATCTAAAACCATTAGTTAGCATAGCTAATATTAATGCAGGTTGGAACTTTGAAACACACATGCATGAGGCTATACAGTTTACAAAATATGTAGATAACGGACATTACGATTACCATGCTGATATGCATGAGGCGCCACATAATAGTTTACACATACCTGAGTATATCGGCAAAGTAAGAAAACTATCAATGACCGTTCCTTTAGTTGATGGTTCAGAATATGAAGGTGGTGATTTTGTAATACAAACACCAGGCGGTGTTGAAGTAGTGATAAAAGAAGCAAGACAAAAAGGGGCAGTTATAGTCTTTCCATCTTTTGTACAACACAAGGTAACTCCAGTAACGTCAGGCACTAGGTATTCTTTAGTGATGTGGACTTTAGGGTGGCCATTTAAGTAAAAGGAGAGCAAATGAGTTTTAAAGAAAAAAATTATGAAGTATGTAAAAAAGCCATATCAAAAGAATTAGCTAGTTTTTGTTATAGATATTTTTTATTAAAAAGAGATGCTTACATCTTTATGAGAAATGCAAATTACATCTCTCCGTATGATGCTATTTTTGGACGAGACGGAGATGATCAAATACCAAACACTTATAATTCATATTGTGACATTGCTATGGAAACACTGTCTACTACCATGCTACCGTTTTTATGTAAAAAAGTTGGTGTAGATTTACATCAACAGTACACTTATACAAGATGTTACAAATATGGAGACATATTATACAGACATAAAGACAGGCCTGAGTGTGAAATCTCTGCAACATTAAATTTAGGAGGAGATCCTTGGCCTATTTTTATTGATGGATCAGGTGGCAAAAACAATAAAGGCACTGAAGTTTTATTAAATCCAGGTGATTTATTAATCTATAGAGGTTGTGATCTAGAGCATTGGAGAGATGCGTTTGATGGTGATAAATGTGTGCAGGTTTTTTTACACTACAATGATAAAAACGGACCTTTTGCTAATAAATGTAATAGATTTGACGACAAAGTTATGTTGGGACTACCTGCTGAATTAAAACAAATACAAAGGGATTAGAAATGTTTACTAATACAAGATTATTTCAATACAACAATGTATCAAGTCAATGTGTATACATCTTTGATAATTTTTTAGAGGATGATTATAAAAATTTTCTTATGGAAAAAACAATAGAACTAACCAAAGAAGATTTTTCACAAAAATCAACTAATGTAAAAGCCAATTTATCAGATGTTTCTAGCATTAATACTATGGAAGAGTTTCAAAAATTTAGAGATAAGGTAGCAACATTTTGTAATTGTGTTATCGCTTTAAGAACACCTCATTGGAATCAACCTAGAGATATAATGTTTCAAAACATGTGGGGCATGCAACATTTTAAGGGTGACAAAACTATTAAACACTCACATGGCACAGTAAATTGGTCAGGCGCATATTATATGAGATGTCCAGATGAAACAAAATTATATTTTCCAGATGTAGATCGCAGTGAAAAAATTGTTGAAAACACTATGTATTTGTTTCCTGGAGAGTTTCAACACTATACAGATACACATACATCAGATACCTCTAGAGTTAGCGTTGCATTTAATATAATGGTTAACTGGGTCATAGAGAAAGACAACTTATTTTATCCAGCAGACGCTGTAGCAACCTATGAAAGAGAGGATAAATGAAAAAAGCAGTATTAACAGAAAGTTTCATAGTGACTGATCAAATTGCAGAAACATTAAAAAAATCATTAGATAAGAAACTAATGATTAAAGAAATCAAAAGAGCTCACAAAGCAAAAGAGCGTGTATCTAATGAAAATTTTTATCATGATTATTTTTACACAAAACTTCTTTTTTTAAAATACTACAAATGGGTAGGTGAATACGCACAGGATCACTTTAATGTTATTGCAAAAGATAAGATTATGTTTGCAAATTATTCAGCCATCGTATTAAAACCAGGTGAAAGTTTAGGTTTTCATAATCACATAGATGATTGGGATTATCATAATAATTCTTATGATGTATCCATGATTTATCCATTACATGTCAAACAAGGTAAAGAAAAAACAGATATTTTATTTAAATATGACAACGGCAGGTTTAAAAAGCAAAGGTTTAAAATACCATTACACGAAAATTTTTTAGTGATGTTTAGTTCTCATTTAGAGCATTCTATTTTACCAAACAACACAAAAGAAGATATGATTTTTTTATCTATTAAATTTATTTATGAATAAACAAGTTAAGGTAATACAAGATTTTTTACCTGAAAACTTACACAATGAAATATATAATGTTTTAACTAATAATAAGTTTCCGTGGTATTATTCATCAAGTGTATCAAGTGAGCTTGAGCCTAAAAATAAAAAAGATTTTTTCTTTTATCATAATCTTTATCTACAAAATTATGTAAGTAATGATTATTTTCATCAACTATTAATGCCAATACTAGGTAGATTAAATTTTAATTTTATTATTAGAAGCAAAATAAATTTATATCCAAAAAAAGAAGAGCCGTTTGTACATGATCTGCATACAGACTTTCAAACAAATCATATGGTAGCTTTATACTCAGTAAATACAAACAACGGATCAACAGTTTTTGAAGGAGGAGAAAAGGTATCTTCTAGAGCTAATGAATTATTATTATTTGATGGCAGTATTAAACACGCAAGTTGTGTTCAAACAGATGAAAATGTAAGAATTAATATTGTTGTTAATTTTAAATAGATTTCCAACTACTAGTATTAGGATCCCAATACTCTGTCATATTACCATCGAAACTACCATTACCGTCAGAATCTACTGAATATGTGCCCTTTTCCCATCTGACAGCTGCCTCATTCCATTGTGACATTTCATTATCACCCACAGATCCAGGATTAGCTATTGGAGGTTCATAAATACATTTTGATTCATTTATAACCCAAGAGTTCATACCATCAGGTCTAGCTTTAATAAAAGCATCTCTTGTTGGATCATACGTATCTCCTAAACCAGGATAATTTTTTCTAAAAGCTTTGCTTTGATCAGATGCTTCACTCACTGTCCCATCCTCATTTTGTTGATAATAAATTCCTGTAACAGTATTGTAAGAACACTGTTTCCAAAGATTCCAACCATGAACAGTAGATTGATGAGCTATTCCTACAGCTTCTGATTCGTTTCCACTGCTGTCTAAACAATCTTCATCATTTAAATGCTCTACTGATAGAACTACGTTAGCTTCACTTAATTTTGCAAAATGTGCCATTACGAAGATTTATACCTAATTACTACGATGCCTGATCCACCGCTACCGCCATTAGCTCTTCTAGCACCGCCACCGCCACCGCCAGTATTTG